CGTTATGCGCGCGCAGGAGTGGATACCGTCTACACCGATGCACGTGCTGATGTATCAGGCGTTCGGCTGGGAGCATCCCGATTTTTGCCATTTGCCGATGGTGATGGGTAACGACGGGCACAAACTGTCAAAACGGCACGGCGCTACCAGCTGTAACGAATTTCGCAATAACGGCTATCTAAAAGAAGCGATTATCAATTATGTGGCGATGCTCGGCTGCTCGTATGAGGAAGGACGCGACATGTTCTCGTTACAGGAATTGGGCGAGCGCTTTAAGCCTGAACATATCAACAAGGCTCCGGCAATTTTCGATTATAAAAAACTTGAATGGTTCAATGGGCAATATATGCGGCTCAAAACCGATGAAGAGCTGTTTGCGCTGGCGTGGCCGTTCAAGGCGGTCCAGTCGCTGGCGCGCAAGCACGTGTTCGAGGGGTTCAGCCTGGACGGCGACACGGACCCGTTCGACCTGTCCTCGCTGCTGGCTCATAACTCGTTCGATCTGGAACTGAGCCAGGGCATAACCAGTGCTTATAAGCACTGTTGTTCGTTCATCACCTGTACGCTGGGCGACCCGTCCGCCGGGGACCCCGAGGTGGTTCTGCAGGCGCGCGACGCCCTGTGGTCCGCGGCCCTGTGGGACCGGCGTCGTCGGCAGATCTCCGCGGCGCTGACGATCACGGACGTGGCCAAGGACGCGCCCAGCGCGGCGGTCCTGTACCTGCCGGACGACGTGATCGCGCTCGAGCGGGGCGCTGCCGGCAGTTGGGTGGCTCGGTCCCTGGGTAACCCGACCGGTCGGGTCCTGGTGGAGCCGCTGGTCTACGATCCGCAGCTGAGTCGCCCGCTGGGGCGCTCGCGGATCAGCCGGGAGGTCCGCTACCTGACTGACGCGGCGATCCGGACCATGGTGCGTGCGGAGACCAGCGCGGAGTTCTTCGCGTCCCCGCAGCGCTACGCCCTGGGCGTGGACCCGGAGGCGTTCGACGACATGGACCGGTGGAGCGCAGTCATGGGCCGCCTACAGGTCCTGACCGTGAACGAGAACGGCGACGCGCCGTCCGTGGGCCAGTTCCCGCAGTCGTCCATGTCGCCGCACTGGGAGATGTATCGACAGCTGGCGCAGAACTTGTGCGCTGCGACGAACATGCCGCAGTCCATGGTCGGCCTGTTCGCGGACAACCCGGCGAGCGCTGAGGCCATGCAGGCGGCGGAGTACGCGCTGAGCGATGAGGCGGAGTTCCAGTGGCGTGTGTTCGCCCCGGCTCTGCGTCGCGTGGCTCAGAACGCGGTCATGCTGCGCGATGGCCTGAGCGAGCCACCAGCCGAGTCGTGGGACCTGCAGGTGCGTTGGACTCCGGCTCGGTACGTGTCCCCGGCTGCGGCGTCCGACTACATTACTAAGATCGTCCAGGCGCTGCCGCAGGTGGCTGACACGACTGTGGCTCTACGTAAGGCGGGCTTCACCCAGCCAGAGATCGAGGAGATGGAGGCGCAGCACGAGCGTCGTCGGGCTCCGTCCGTCCTCGAGACGATCATGGCGGGGGTTCGTACCGGCGAGGGCGCTCCAGGCGCTCCCGTGGGCGGACAGACCCCGTCCGTGGGTGCTCCCGCTGTGGGGGTGAGTGCCGGTGGTGTCCAGGGCTGAGATCAACCAGATCCGGGGGGCGATCACGCGCACCAGTTCGCTGGCGGTCAACGACCTGACGATCTTCTTCAACAGCCTGGACTGGGGCAACCCGGTCGCCTGCCGCGAGGCCCTGGTGGAGTTCCTCCCCCGCCTGGTGGCCGTTTATGGTGACACGGCGGGAGTGGCCGCGGCGGAGTGGTACGAGCGGGTCCGTAGGGATGAGCTGGGCAAGCACTTCTACGCGACGACTACTGAGGCGACGACTCCGGAGCAGGTGCGTCAGAACGTGCGCTACGCGTCGGGCTCACTGTTCGAGGAGAACCCGACGCAGGCGCTGTCGATCTTGCGCGGGGCAGTGGACCGGCACGTACAGACTGTAGCCCAGTCGGTGGTGGCCCACAACTCGGTACGTGATCCGCGGTCCAGTGGCTGGGCGCGTGTCCCGTCGGGGACCAGCACGTGTGCGTTCTGCGCTATGCTGGCGTCCCGGGGCTTCACGTATACGACCGAGTTCGAGGCCCAGCACCGTGGCCGGGGTGCCACGCAGAATAAGTTCCACGATCACTGTCGTTGCCAGGTGGTCCCGGCGTGGAAGGGGCGTGAGGCGGCGGTGGACGGCTATGACCCGGCGGAGCTCAAGCGCCGGTACGACGAGTCCCGGAAACTGACGCAGGACCTGGGCGGGGACCCGAACGACCCGCGTATGCTGCTGGCGACCATGCGTCGCCTGTTCCCGAACGACTACACGGACGGCGTGTCGCACGGGTGGGCCAGTGGCGCGATGAAAGACTTGCTGGTATGATTGAAACCACCGGAGGACTGTCACAGTCGGTCCGGACCTTCCGCACGGACAGGAGAACAACTAAATCATGAACAACCCGGGAGACGCGTCCGCACCGGACGCACCAGACTCCGCGACTGACAGCACGGAGCCCACTACCCCGCCCGAGCCGACTGAGTCGACCCAGGCGTCGGAGCCGGAGACCGACTGGGAGGCTGAGGCCGCCCGGTACAAGTCCTACGCCCGGCAGTGGGAGAACCGAGCCAAGTCGAACAAGGCGGCGGCTGATAAGTTCGACGCGCTCCAGTCGGAGCACGCGAAGACGGTGGCCGAGCTGGCGGAGTACAAGAGCAAGGCTGTGGCGGCCGAGAAGGCTGCGCAGATCGCTGACTGGAAGAAGCAAGTCTCCGCGGCCACTCACGTGCCGGCTGACTTGCTGCGCGGTGAGTCCCTCGAGGACCTGCAGGCGCATGGCGAGTCGATCGCTCAGGCGTGGAAGTCCGCGCCTCGTGGCCCGGTTGTTCCGCAGGCGGGTGACCAGCCCGATTCCAGTCCCGACGCCGCTCGGCAGTTCCTGCAGGCGCTGTTCGGCGGTTCCTGAACCAACACGGAAGGTTTAACACATGGCGACGATTTTTACGTCGACTGACGCACAGGTCCTCATGCCGCGCGAGATCGCGGACGGCATGATCAAGCGCACGCGCACCGAGTCGGTGATCGCGCGCCTGTCGAACCGCGAGCCCATGCGCTTCGGCAAGAAGGACTACCTGGTCTTCAACGACTTCCCGAAGGCCGAGTTCGTGGAGGAGGGCGCTCAGAAGTCTCCGACTAAGGGCGGCTTCAGCTCGGTCACTGCGGTTCCCCACAAGGCCCAGGTGACGATGCGGTTCTCCGAGGAGGCGATCTGGACCGACGAGGACTACCAGCTCGAGATCGTCAACTCGCTGGCCTCCGAGGGCTCTGTGGCGCTGTCTCGCGCCCTGGACCTGGGCATGATCCACCGCGTGAACCCGCTGACGGGCGCCGAGATCAGCTCCTGGGACAACTACGTGGCGAAGACCACGAAGTCCGTGACTCTGGCCCAGGCCGGAGCCGACCCGGACGACGACTTCGCTTCCGCCGTGGGCCTGCTGGTGAACCAGCCCGAGTCCTGGGGCGTGTCTGGCGCGGCCTTCGACCCGAAGTTCTCCTGGACTCTGTCCCAGCTCAAGCGCAAGGACGGCGCGGGCGCGACCAGTGACCGCCGCTACCCCGAGCTGGGCTTCGGCACGAACGTGACGAGTTTCATGGGCGTGCCCGTGGCTCAGGGCGACACGGTCTCCGGTCTGCCGGAGATCGCGACCGACTCGAAGATTCGCGCGATCGTCGGCGACTTCCGCGGCGGCGTCCGTTGGGGCGTCCAGCGCCAGCTCCCGATCGAGCTGATCCGCTTCGGTGACCCGGACGGCCAAGGCGACCTGAAGCGCCAGAACCAGGTGGCTCTGCGCCTCGAGATCGTCTACGGCTGGTATGTGTTCGTCGACCGGTTCGCTCTGCTTAAGGTCGCGTGATCGCCATGGCCGACTTGATTCACGTGGACTCCCGGTCGGTGGTCACCGTACCGGACGACCACCCGTTCGCCCTCGGTCACCCGGACTGGGCTCCGTTTGACCCCGAGACCCCAGCCGGGGTGACCGAGGACTCGGACCCGTTCGCGGAGCCCGAGGACGAAGACCCCGCCCCGAAGACCCGAAGGAAGTGATCACGTGGTAACCGTTTACACAACCGACGGGAACCCGGACCGTAAGATCGCGATCCCGGAGATCCAGTTCTCCGGCGGCCGCGCGGAGATCGACGAGGAGACCTACGCCCGGATCTACCCGGTGCGTGAGCGCCTCGGGATCACCACGGAGGCCCCGGCCTCCCCCGGGTTCACGGTCTTCAACCCGCCCGCCCCCGAGTCCACTGAGGGCCACGAGGGCTGACGGTTGGCCGAGCCGTTCGCTACCGTAGAGGACCTGCAGGCCCGCTGGCGCCTCCTGTCTGACCAGGAGCGTCAGCGGGCCGAGGTCCTGATCGGCGACGTCACGGACCTGATCATGGCGACGTGCCCACGGTGGGACAAGGCGACCGAGCTGACTCGCCGCCGGATCACGTGCGCCGTCGTGAAGCGGGCCATGCAGGGAGACTCCGGCATGGGTGGTTCGAACCTGGGCGCCTACCCGGAGCCCCGTGGGACTCTGTCCGCGGAGTCGCACACGACCGGCCCGTACACGGACAACTACACGTACTCGAACCCGGACGGGGACCTGTTCCTGAAAGCCAAAGAGATCCAGGCGCTCGGGGGCGCTCGCTCCCGCGCGCACGAGGTCGACCTCCTGAGCGGGGCCCGCCCCATGAGCCAGGTCGACGAGCTGGTCTGGCTGTTTGGGGGCGTGGTCCCGTGACGGCGTTCGGTTGGGTACAGGTCACCAGGCGCCGCCGTGTGCCGGACGGCGTGGACCAGTACGGCGAGCCGGTCCCGGGCTCGTGGACCGAGGAGGCAATTAGTGAGCGGGCGCTGTTCGCGCCGGACGACAGCCTCGAGTCTACGAGCCCGGGCCTGGCCCAGGTCGTGTCGTCTGTGGCTCTGTACTGGCGCGGTTCGCACCCGGACGTCGTGGCTTCGGACCGGCTCGTGGTAGACGGCGTGGAGTACGCGGTGATCGGGCGGCCGTACGACTGGCCTAAGGGCCTTAAGGTGAAGATCGAAGCGGTAGAGGCGAAGGGCGTGTGATGGGCTCGGTCAACTACAAGCCGAACAAGCGGGTGGCTCGCCAGATTCTGACCTCCCAGCTGGCGTACGCCGCGGTGAACGACGGAGCCCGCAGGCTCCGGGACCGCGTGGGCGAGGGCTTCCACACCCACCAGGGACACGGATCCACCCGCGCCCGTGCCTACGTGTCCGCGGACTCCGGCTCGAAGATCGCGAGAGCCAAGCTCCGGGACCACGCGCTCGAGCGGGTCCTGGGCTCCCTGCCCCCGTCGACGAAGGACTGACGCCATGCCCCAGGTACCCGACGTGAAGGCCGAGGTCATGAACCGCCTGCGGGCGGTCCTGCCCTGCCCGGTGGTCAGCAAGCGCCCCGAGGGCGCGAACACGCCGCCGGAGTTCGTACGCGTGATCGCCACGGGCGGCGCGGGCCGCCTACATGTGGCCACCGCCCCCCGCCAGCTCACGCGCGCCACC